ATCGCGGCCTTTACTTGGTATGGCTATCACTATGACAAAAAAACCGTGAAAGAGTTTGTGATCGATTGGTTGATCCGCAACGATCGCCAGCGGGATGCCAAAGACTTTGGTCGCGTGCCAGAAAGCACCATCGGCAACCAAGTAGGCTGGTTGTGCCGCATGAACCTCATGGGGTATCAGTTTAATGAACACGAAGAACTCACAGTAGACAATGCCATTGTTGCGCATCTAAAAAGCATTCGTGCTGTAAAAGAAGTAATCAAGACAGCGGAAAAAGAGTTGGTCCGAGGTCCTACCATCCAGGATCGCCTGCGTGAAAAAGTCTCAGAGTGTGCGGGCGAACTTGAGGGCATGTTTGACGACTTCATCGTATCCGGCGCCAAAATGTCAGCAGACTTCAAGCCTATCACCATCCTGCGTGGTATGAATGTGGCACCGCAGATGGTGAATACCATCGCCGATCATTGGAAAAATCGCCTAAGCGAATTTGAGGAAGTGCTCGCAGGCCGAGATGCGCAATTGGTAGAAGGTTACAGCCCCTGGAGCAAAATCCAGATCAAAAACTTCGTAAAGTTTGCCGAGCAGGTTATTGCCGACTGTGGCAGTTATGTGCAGATCAAGAAAGTCGAGCGCAAGCCGCGTGCCAAAAAAGCCGTGAGTCCAGAAAAACAAAGTGCCAAGTTCAAGTTTTTGAAAGACTTTGCTGAACTCAAACTCACATCCGAATCACCGGCCAAATTGGTTGGTGCTTCAGAAGCATGGTTGTATGATACCAAAAAACGCAAACTGGTGCATGTGGTAGCAGATACTCATGCAGGCACTGTGAGCGTCAAAGGGTCCAGTATCGTGGGTTTTGACCCTACACTGACGCAACAGAAAACCTTGAGAAAACCTGCAGAACAACTCAAAGCACTTTTGTCAAGTGGTAAACCCGCGGCTCGTAAATACTTCAAAGATATCAAAGCCACGGAGATCAAGTTCAATGGTCGCGGAAATGAAAATCTTGTTATCTTGAAAACCTATTGAAAGATCTAATGTATTCCGTATACCAACACTGGGATCCACTCAAAGTATGCATGGTGGGACGAACATATCCGCCCGAATTTTACAAGTGGATCAAAGATTCGAAGACCCGCGAAAAATTTGAAAATCTTGCACAAGAAACTGAAGAAGATTATCAAGGACTGATTACACTCTTGCAAGATCGATTTGGGGTCCGGGTGGTGAGGCCCCAGTTTCCAGAAAATCTCGATAGTCTTTATATCGATGGCAAATGGGTGCAACCACCCACCGCTCCTCGTGATTATTTTATCATGATCCAGGATCGTTTCTGGATACCGCGAGAGCCAAATGCCAGTCATGCCTGGTCGGTATTTTATCGCCAGAACAAAATGAATTGGTGGCCCGATTATGTGCGTCCAAAAGATTTCTATGATGCTTGGCCTGAGTATGCCGACGATGTTCGTAAGAAGTTTGAAATATTCTGTGGAATAGATCAACAACATCTTGACGCCAAATTGGATTTTTATCCGCATATTTTAAACGAGATAAAGAGCAGTGGCACAGATATAGTTTACACTGATCTCGATTTCATCAATGGGTGCTTTGTGAGTCGCATTGGCCAAGATCTATACTTTGCCACGCAGACTTACTATGATGATAAAAAAGCCATATTAGATCAAGTTAATGCATTATTTCCGACCACGAGAAATCATGTGGTCAATTCGGGCGGTCACGGAGATGCTGTGTATTGCCCTGTTACACCAGGTTTGATAGTCAGTCTCAATGATGTGCCCACCTATGCGGATACTTTTCCAGGATGGGAAGTGGTGTATCTACCACCCAGCAATTATGCCCACATGAGAGAGTTTGAGTTCAGTATGAAACGCAACAAAGGACGGTGGTTTATGCCGGGATTTGAGCAAGATAACAATCTCATAAACATGGTAGATCATTACTTTGATGAATGGGTTGGACAGGTGTCAGAAACTGTGTTTGATGTCAATATCCTGATCGTAGATCCCAAAAATATCGTGGTTTCTACCCACAACGATCGAGTCGAAAAAGCCTGTGCGCGACACGGTATAGAAGTGCATGTTGTCCCGTTCCGACACAAATATTTTTGGGACTGTGGTATTCATTGTGTGACCAATGACATTTCACGTGAGGGCCATTGTCAGGACTTCTTCCGCTAAATAGTTGTATAGGAGCCTGTAATGGTAGATCAGACTGCATCAACGCTAGAAACATTAAAGCAAAACCTCATCGAATATGTGCAACTCCAGTTGGGCGATCAGATCATCGATCTTGAGTTAGATCCTGCACACTATGAAGCGGCCTATCAACGAACCATCGGCACCTATCGCCAACGAGCAGAAAATGCCTACGAAGAATGCTATATCTTCCTGCCGTTGATAGAAAACGTCAACATCTACACGCTACCGCAAGAAGTTCAAGTTGTGCGCCAAGTGTTCCGCCGCACCATTGGCAACATACAAGGCCCATACAGTTCCAGTTTTGATCCGTTCTCCAGTGCCACGCTGAACACCTATTTGTTGAACTACAGTTCTGCTGGTGGGTTGGCCACTTATGATTTCTATACCCAATATGTAGAGTTGGCAGCCAGGATGTTTGGTGGTTTCATGAACTACACCTACAACCCTGTCACCAAGCAGATACAGTTCATGCGTGATCCCAAAGGTGAAGGTGAAGTGCTTTTGCTGTGGGTATATCAACTCAAACCCGAAATTGCTTTGCTGGCCAATATCCAGATCCAACAGTGGATCCGCGATTATATGGTAGCCGCATGCAAAATGATCATCGGCGAAGCACGTGAAAAGTTTGCCCAGATCGCCGGACCACAGGGCGGGACCAGCCTCAATGGTGCGGCCATGAAAACCGAAGCCAAAGAAGCCATGGACATACTCATAGATGAACTCAAACGCTATGTGGATGCCAGCCAACCGCTGACTTTTGTCATTGGCTAACAACTCTCTAGCATCTAACCAAAATCTCTGTTATAATCATTGAATGGATTTAATGATTGACATAGAGGGTCTTGCGACCACACCCGACACCACCATACTGACCATAGCGGCCCAGGAGTTCAATCCCTTGGAGCGTGGCTTTTTTGGTAGAGAATTCTATGCCCGGGTCACGCTGGAAAGCCAAGAAGGCCGCGCCATAGATGAAAGCACACTGCAATGGTGGGCCACCCAACCCGCAGACATCCGCGAAGAAGCATTTGGCGAGGACAATCGCATACCTTTGCGTGAAGCCCTGGAAGGCCTGCATCGCTTGGCCTGGCACGCTAGGCATGTTTGGGCCCAAGGACCGACCTATGACATGAACATCCTAGAGCATGCTTACAAGAGTGAAAACATGGCCCTGCCCTGGAAGTTTTTCTCTGTGCGAGACAGCCGCACCCTGTTTAGTTTGGTACCCAATCTACAAAAATACCCTGCCAGCCATCATGCCCTGGAAGATTGCCGGAGGCAGATACGGTTATTGTGGGACTGTTTGGAATATCTCAAAGTAAAGGAACTGGTATGATCATAGGAGTATGCGGATTCATAGGTTCAGGCAAAGATACCATCGCTGATTATCTTGTGAACATACATCAATTCCGTAGAGAAAGTTTCGCCAACACGCTGAAAGATGCCTGTGCGGCTGTGTTTGGCTGGGATCGCACCATGCTGGAAGGGCGCACCAAACAGGCCCGAGAGTGGCGTGAACAAGTGGATGAGTGGTGGTCAAAGCGTCTTGGACAAGTGATCACACCACGTTGGGTGCTACAGTATTGGGGCACCGAAGTGTGCCGTCGGGCTTTCCATGACGATATCTGGATTGCCAGCCTTGAAAACAAACTGCGCACATCACAGGATGATGTGGTGATTTCTGACTGTCGTTTCCCTAATGAGATTAGTGCTATCCGGGCCCAGGGCGGCATAGTTATCCGTGTGGTCCGCGGGCCAGAGCCCGAATGGTATGCAGTGGCCCAACAGGCCAATCTCGGCACAAATGGAGCATCTCAGATGCTAGGTAGCATAGGAATACATGCCAGTGAAACTGCCTGGGTGGGCACGGAATTCGATGCAGTGATAGACAACAACGGCACCATGGACCAACTGTTCCAGCAGATCACCGATCTTCTTCGAGATCTCCGCGTCGCCAAGGCAAGTCCTCTCTCATGATCTCGGCTGTGCAATTAAGGCACACGCTACGGAGATTACGCAGTTCAGAGTTGTTGAGATTACCATCTACATGATATACTAGAGTCTGAGACTGGACTTTGGCGCGGAATCCACAGCGGTCACAGATCATTTTTTTCTTGTATCCTGCCTGTTTCCATCTGGGTTCTGTTGGTTTTTGCCGACGATCTTTCCTGATGCAGTTGTCGCAACGACTACGATAGTAGATCTTATCGCCACGATAGCAATTCACGGCAGATGGTCGTTTGTTGCAGGCTTTGCACAGGGGTCTTGACATGCAGATATTTAAGCAAAACCTTAGGTAAGGGCAAGGTTAGATGGTGGTTTTGGTGTGTGCCGCTAAATATCAATAGCACTTTTAAAGGAACAGACACATGGCACTACTTAGCCCAGGCGTAGAAGTTACGATCATAGATGAATCCAACTATCTACCAGCTCCTACAAATTCAGTACCATTTATCTTGATAGCCACAGCGCAAAACAAGATCAGTGGTAGCGGTGTTGGCGTGGCTGCCGGCACCACAGAGGTCAACGCAAATCGAGTTTATTTAATCTCTAGCCAAAGAGATTTGGTCAACACATTTGGTAACCCATTCTTCTACAAAACCACAGCAGGCACACCAATCAATGGTTATGAACTTAACGAATACGGTCTGCTCGCAGCCTATTCTGTTCTAGGCATTTCCAATCGTGCATACGTCCAGCGTGCCAACATTGACTTGAGCGAACTCACAGCCAGTTTGACACGCCCCACAGGTGCACCCAACAACGGTGACTATTGGTTAGATACATCGGCCACTGTCTGGGGTATTTCTGAGTGGAGTTTCACTACCAACACATTTACCAACAAGACACCCATAGTGATCACATCAGCAGATGACTTGATAGATCCATTGGACACTACCACTGCTCCTTTGGACAGCATCGGTAACATCGGTGACTATGCTGTGGTAGCCGTGAATGCCAACAACTATACCTATTTCAAATCTCCAGGTAACACTGTCAGTGATCCAGTGGTTGCTGCCAATACCTGGGTGTTAGTGGGGTCAGATGATTGGAAAAACTCATGGCCCTCAGTGATAGGAACCCAAACCAATCCCACATTGACCAATGCACAAAGCATTTACCTCAATGATCAGTTGGTTACTATCGCTGGAACCACGGTCACTGCCATGGCCTCGGCAATCAATGCAGCCAACGTTCCTGGCATCAGTGCCAAGAATGTCAGTGGCAAGTTGGAAATCTACATCGATTCCAACGGATCCAATGATGGATCCACTGATGATGGCAACGGTATCCTTGACATAGCCAACGGCACAGGAACTCTGTTGACCGATCTAGGAATCACACCACGCATCTACTATGCACCTGTGCTACAACAGAGTCCAAACTACACAGTTCCACGCTGGAGGACCACTGACACTGAGCCACATCCAACTGGTTCGGTATGGAACAAGACCAATACAGTAAACCAAGGTGCGGATCTCGCAGTGAAGAAATATGATTCCACATTGGGACTGTTTGTGCAACAGAGTTGTCCACTTTATGCCAACGATCAGAGCGCAAACAAGGCTCTAGATCCGGCTGGTGGTGGTCGCAACATCACAGCAGGTTCGACCTATGCTCAATATGATGTGGACGAAGACTTCACATTCACTATCAAGATCCTTG